ATTTAATCTCCTCTAAAGTCATATCGCACCTCACAGAGTAGCTATAAGTTCTTCGCGCAACTGTGCTGCCTTTTTATCCTCAACATCAATACCGCGTTTCTTTGCCTCTGCTTTCAGAGAGAAAAATGGCATATCTGCTATGGATTCAGCAGTCAATGTTGCCTCCATCTTTGCATCTTCCTTATGCTTCTCTTTCTTAACTTCTTCTTTCTTTTCCGTCTGAATATTGCCGTCAATCTTAATTAACGGCTTGCCTAATGCGTTGTTTGCACTCGTCAACTCATTAAGTCTTGAAAGCGTTACCTCATAACCCGTGCGAGGGAATTTATCCCCCACACGGTATAAGTGCTTTCCATCCTGCAAATCGACAAATGCCTCAACTACAGTAAAGGAATACTTCATAGGCTTACACTCCTGATACGGTTACTGCGCAGGTTGCGGTGTAGTCAGTGCTATCAACCGTAATCTTTGCGGTGATTGTTGCTGTACCAGCGGCAACTCCTGTGATAACTCCGTTAGATACTGTAGCAACGCTTGTATCGTCAGAAGTCCAGGTGATTGTCTGACCAACCGGAACGGTATTAGCACGGAGAGTAGCAGTTGTGCCTGCCCTTACATTGAGAGATGTGTTATCAAGAGTTACCTGAGGTGTAGAACCACTACCGATAGACCCCTTAACGATACCATCAATACGCTCTGCAAAAAGCAGAATACCGCATACAATAGCGGTCTCATAGGTCAGGCGAGTATAATCTGCATTCTGATGTACTCCGATATAACCTGTCTCATCAGTAGTAAAGTCAAAGGCAGTGCCAAGACCATTCTCACCATTGACAGGTACATAGTACAGTACAAGGTTATCCTTAACGGTACCGTAAACAGTGCCAGCCGGAACAGCTGATGCGGTGATAACCATTCCAAGTCCAAGGAAATCCTCAAAATAAGTCATACCGAAAGCAGTCTGTGTTGAAATGGTTGCCGATCCAAGATAATCGGCGATATCCAGAGGATTTACAAAGTAAACAGGCTCTACATCCTGATCCTCAAAAAGTATCTCTAACTGACCTCTTACCTGCGCACAAGCTGCCTGCAAGGTTGCGCCGCTTGCACTACCAGTACCGTTAGCAAGGAAGTTATAAAAATCAGATTTAACCGTTTTCTGTACATCCCTTACAGCCTTTGCATCGGTCTTAACAACCGCCTGATCGAAACCACCACTAAGAATAGCCTCACCTGTAGCCGCCTTACGGAACTTCTGCAAGGTAATCTCACCGAAGTTTACAGGCTCTACAGCATAGTGCGAAAGCGGTATGATATCGCCCTCAGCTACTGCCCCGGATGTAAGAGTACCCGTAGCCTTGTACGCCTTAAGAACCGTACCTGCCTGCTTTGGAATAGGACGGGTAATCCCCAGAGCCTTCATAAGCCCCTTAATGTTCTCATTGAACCGATATACAAACTCAATCTCGCGAGCTTTCTGAATATCGGCTTTCTTAATTACATTCTGTTCTGCTGCCATAATTCATTCCTCCTAAAATTTATAAGCATTGTTGCTTTATGGCTAGAAGAGGTGCGGATGAGTGGCAATCGCCTTTATTCTCTCGTCATAATCCTCAATAGCCATAATTTCCTCTTTCGTCATTTCCGGGTAAGAACCGTCACCAACTCTCGCATCAGGTCTCGACTTCATCCATTCAGCACGATCAGCTTTGCGTACCGCCTCGGTATGCTGTTTCTGAATATCCGCCAAAGCATCCATATCACCTGCGACCTCTGCCGCCGCCGCCTTTTTCGCTAATTCTGCGTTCATACCCTGTAACAGGTAACGCTCTTTAGCCTCGTTTTCTCGCTTATAGGCTTCAAGCCCGGCAACATACTCATTTCTTTCTTCTTCTGCCGCCTGCTTTTCCTCGGCTGCTATTTCATCCTCGGTTTGCTTTGCTCTTAGCTGTTTGGTAAGGTCTCCCACCTGCTTTAAGGATTTATCGAGTGCCTGTTTTTCTCTTTTCCTTTGCGCTCTTTCCTCTGCAAGTGCCGCTTTGAGGCTTTCAATGGTCTCATTGGACTCGGTATCCTTTGCATCAGGATTTTCCGCACCACTAGCCTCTGTTCCGTTGTTCATTACCTCGTTTTCATCCATAACTTCTCCTGTGTTTTAACGACTTCTCTGTCAGACTATAAAAATGTGGTTTGTAAAGGCTTCTCTGCCTTGTGTGAAATTTGTATTGCCCTTTCTCTAGGGCATAAAAAAATCCGCCTGTTAAAGCGGATTCTTTAGATATATAAACACAGTCTTTAATGACTGGATTTACTTTGAATATTTAAGAGCGCAACGACAATTAACGAGTTGTTCAGCTGTTCCATTTACTTCATCGTGTGGCATCATCATCTCACAATCAGAAAAGTGGAAATATTGATCTATTGGGATGGTTTTTCCGTTCATTTCCCGGTGTTCATCCCTTGTTTTTCTATCAATTTCCGCTCGCCATTGTTTGTGCGTATATCCCTTGTCGATAGCCTGTTGTAATTCTTCGTAATTTAACACGCTATTTGCCTCATTTAAGGCAATTCCTAATGCTCGCTTATCAGATGTCCAATAATCATTTTCAGAGGTCAAATTGAGCCGTTCTATAGTCGTATTCAAGGTATTGTGAGTGAATGTATCTATGTACTGCTCAATGTAGCTATCTAATCGGGCATATTCGCTCACCATTTCCGAATATCTATTCTGAAACTGCGTAAGGATGTAATTGTAATCAAAATCAGCATACTCGATTGATACCCGGATAAGGGCAAACAAAAAGAGAAGCGCATCCCAGAAATCGCTCGCAGCGTCCTTGCGTTTCTCCTTTTGTTCATCCGATATATCCATCAATTCAAAGTATGACTCGATATCCAAATCGCCATATTCTATTGATAATTCGTTCAGTTCATCCATCTCAACCTAATAGAGGGCTATTCTCAACCTGATCTGATAAATCTGCTTGTAGCCTGTCGTTATTTGGTGCAACCTCATCTATACCACCTTCGGCATCATTTACTACTTGGAAGATTGTATCTTGATATAGCCTAACACCCTCGCCGCTCCTGGATATAACCTGTGTAGCGTCTTGGAATAGCGGTATATTAGCGATAACATCTTCAATAGCAAAGCCGTGAGATATAAGTGTTGCAATGGCATTTGTCTTTGTTGCAAGGTCAAAGTTTTTAGGTCTGCGAATAGCAGGTTGAATGTCACTAGCCTTTAATTCAAGCATAGGATTGTCAACCGGGATATCCGGGGAAACTCTCAAAGCCGCAAGTACGACCTTTACCTCGTCCATTTGACAACCTATGGTGATACATTCCTGTGTTTGAGCCTGACCCTCCGCATCTGACCAGCCTGCGGCACTATCCGTAGCAACCCCCGTACTGCCGCCGCTATTGTCGTTCCTTTGAGGTACATGGCACTTCTGCAAGATAAGATTTCTCTGTGCGATATAATTCTCTCGCATTTCTCCGACACCATAATCAAGTGTTAAGGGCTTAACATTAGGTGTTTTGCCATCTTTTGATGTATATGTAAGCAACCATTGTCCATCTCTTATGGTCTGTATCTGCTTTACCTTGTTTCCAGCTTCATCCTCTACCTCTATCTCAGGCAACTCTACATCCGTAGCAAGCCAAACTGCGCTAATTGCTTGTTCAATGCCGTTACTGATATCAGAAAGAATAAGATTGAGGTTATCAATAGCGGATATCTGTTTCTCAAATACACCCGTCCTGTCCTCACTTCGCACCCATTGAATAAGTGGTATGCGCCCCATAGGGTTTTTTTCTCCGCTTCGGGTTTCCTCTCTCCACTCAAAGCCTTTTGTATAGTCTATCTTCCTGCCGTTCTTTATCTTGTCACCCCGGATGATAAACATAAAATCCTTTGAATAGGCTGTCATATAGATGTTGCCCTCATCATCCGTAGTGAATACAACACCAAGCATTACCCTTTTGTCTGGATAATATGATGATCTGACAATGAAAGCATTGCGAGGGTCAACAATCGCACGCGTGAAATATGCTTCGCCATCTTCCCACTCTTTGTTAATCTCGATAAGGGTATAGCCTACACCGCATATCTCAACAAATCGTGCTAACTTCTGCATATCCCTTATGTGACCTGTTGCAGCATATTGATTATTTAATTCCTTTATAGCTTCTGCCTTGTCTGTTTCTGAATCCCCTCGTTGAATAAGGGAAATAGGATTAGACCACGCAAAAGATATCCAAAAATCAGATATTTCAGCCGGAATACCATCTACTGCCTGAGTATCAATCTCTGGCATAAACTTTTTAGGATTAGCACGAACAATAGGCTGTATTCCTTTTTCATAATTGATAAGGAATTGGCAATCATCCGCATTTTCCCTAAAGGGTGTCATTGATTTTTGGATAATATCAATCACATTAGAGCTATCTATATATGGATAATGTGTATATATTTCTGCTCGTCCTATATGGTTCATAATCTATACCTTTATGGCTGTGCATCCTCTATGGTTATCTTTGCTGATGTACCGCTATCAATCTTTATGCGCCTAACCTCGCGGTCGGTTATGTCAGTTTCTATACTTCCGTGACCGGGAGCATTGAAAGTAACCAACTCTGTATCATTGCTATCTATAAGCGTAATCTTCAAATCTGTATTATTGGCAAGTGCCGCAAGTACATCTGATAGCTTCATAGCATTTACCTCCTTTGTGGTATTAAAAAAGCCACCGGATTAGGGTGACTTAATGTTTCAGTATATTTGTTTCTTTACTTACTTGTAAAGGGTATTCATCAATTAAAAGATTACTCATATCGTTTACCTCGCTTTCGTAAACTCGCTATTAGATAAGAAAACGGCAGGCGGTTAGCGATTACCGCTTTTCGGGAGCTACCCTAGCCGTATTCTATAAATTTACCACACACTCAATAAGAGAGCAATCACTTTGTAATAAAAGCATTTACACCCATTCCGGCAAGGTCAGCCTTTAGTTTCTC